CATCTTGATCAATGAAATAATGATTTCCCTGACAAATATCACAGACTGATTTTTCTTTTTCTTGCATATTGAGTTCCTCCTTTGGTTAGTATTTAGCGTTTGGTGTTTTCTTATAATGTTCTACAAATGCTTTTACCTTAATGTAAAAAGGCGCATCATAGCCATTAGTTATTTTCTCAATTTCATCACATAACTCTATTGGTAGAGCCTTAGTAATGAATTGTTCTCTCTTTGGCTTCTTGCCATAGATTAGTTCTAGTTTAGTCATGTATTCTCCCTTCAAGGAATTGTTTGATTTCTCTAGTGTGATTGTTCTGATCAAACATTCTGCTCATAAAATCACTACTAGCTTTGTCTGCAGGATTGATAAAACTATCAACCCAGTCTTTTGTTAAGTTTTTAGGATTAGATAACCTATTGAAAAGTTTGTCTGCGTCTTTCTTATAGAAAGATTTTGACTTACCTGAGAAAAGCGCAACTGCTAAATAGCTGCGTTCATTCTCCTTAACAAAAACCGTTGTGTCTAAAATATCGCTATCGTTTAAATAGCCAAAGTGCATAGTCCAAGTCATTCCTGTTCCTCCTGTTCTTTATGTCTTTGTTTAAATTCTTTTTTCCATTTTCTTAATTGATAAATAGGTGCATTGTTTAATGCCCAACGATATATGTCGTGCATCTCATCTGTCATATCGTACAATTCAACACCACCACCAATATTCTTTGATGCAAGTTCTGAAACTTGGTCGGATAGTTTCTTTTTTAGATTACTCATTTTAATATCTCCTTAATGAAATAAAGTATGAAAGCAAATGTTCCTAAGTGAACTAGCACTGTGATTAGATCGTGTATCATTTATTTTACCTCCTGAAAAAAGTTAGTGAATGGTGAGTTAGAGTAAGTATCTTTAAGAGCATTAGAAATTCTTTTCTTCTTTAATTCTTTTTGCTCTTGTTCGTATCTCTCCATGTCTGCAAGATCATCCGCAAGTTTGTCATGGTGATAGATGTAATCTTCATAAGTCCAACTATTCATGTGACTACCTCTTGGTCTAATACCATTGATAGATTTGTAAGTATCAGAATATGATCCTGCAACTATTTCTAATTTTGAATAAGTATTACCTTCTTGGTTATACAGTTCGTCAATGCAGTCCATTAAGGACTGCACTCTTTTTGTAATTACTAAAGTCATTATTTTTCCTCCTTTGTCATCTGGTAGGCTATTACAAGTTCTTCTTCACGAACTGCTCGTACACAATCACCTAGTCTTTTTACATCTGCAAATTTTACTTTGTATGAATTTGCAAGGGCTTTAAACAATCTATTTTTGTGATCTTTATGAATGTGTCTTTGACAAATGTTTGGATAATCAAATATTAAAGTTCCATAGACTTCATCCAATCTACGATCATAATTTTGAGATAGAATATATCCACCATCACCATTAGCTTGATATTTAATTAATGTTTCTAAATTGTTTCTCATAATAAGTTCTCCTGTATTTTTCATTGTGATAGTTGTACCACAGTTTTTTATAATTCGTCAATAGCTAAATTATAAATAATTAATATCCCTGTTGGCATTGTTTTTAGGTGATTATAGTGTATCTAGGAAATATCTTATTTTTTAGCAAATAAGAGTTCCTCCTGTGGGGTAATTGGGCAACTGATTACCCCTCTTTTCATTTTAGAGTGGTATTTATGCTATTTAGATTAAAACCCTACTGTAAGGTCTTTAAAACGGATTTTTTAGGGGTTTTTTTAGGTACTTCCCACCTGATTTCCTTCGTGATGGTGGATTTGATAATACAGTGACCTGATCCTGCACATTCATCACCCCACATAGAAGTTAATTTATAGGCTATTTCAGTTTCCCCTATTAATCTTCCTACGGCTCTCATGATGCTCTGATCTGGATCTAAATCAGATAAAATTTCTTTATAATTTTGCCATTCATTCGTGGATGAACTGTGATCATAAAATTCTAAATACAGTATTGTTTCAGTTTCTTTTTTCATTATACTGATAACAATTAACAAACAATGGGAGTCCAAAGTTTGTGTGTATATATAAAGGCAAGGTGTTAATCATCTTGCCTTTTTTAATTTGCCTATTCTTAATTTAGGTTTCTTTATGGGTATCTTCCCAAATGATAGTTTTTTAAATGTTCTACCTTTGCTGCCAATTATTCTTGGTTTAATTAAAACGGCTAGGCTTCCAGTAGTAGTGATCATTAGTGCATTAATCCATGACCAAACCAGACCACCAAAATGATGATTGCTAGTTTCCATAGATTGTTCCAAGTCCAATACGGATCTAGTTCATCTAGTACCCAGTTTACTTTATTCATTATCCAATCTTTCATAGTTTACTCCTTCTTAAATTTATCGGCGATCTTCTCGCCTGACCGACCAACAATATAACCGCCTACACCCACTAAGACAATATTTAATAAACTGTTCTGAACACTCTCAGGAATGTTAGGTGCAGTAAATCCAAACCAATGCGCAACAACTAATCCTGCAAATATTAGCATTAATAATGGTCGCCAGTTTCTTTGTAGCCAACTTCCATTAGCTTCTGCCGTAATGACTTTGGCTTGTGCTTCTAATTCTTTCAGTTGTCCTGAAATTAATTGTTCTTGAATTTTTTGTTTGATCTTTTCCGCTTCTGCTTTGTTGTCTATCGTTTTATCTATTGTACTAAATAAAGTTTTGATCATAGGTGCAGCCGCACTTAATAATCCCATCATGCTAAACCTCTCATTCTTTTAGCTAATCTTTTTGATCTGTTCGGTAGCTGCCTAGCCCACAAACTATTTAACATTTCTATAGACGCCATTTTATACTGCTTGGCTAGTAAGGCTTGTCTGAACTTCTGGAACTTCATCAACTTAGGTAGTCCAAGATTAAATGCCATATCAACCACTATTTCAAATGCTTCTTCATGGATGTCATTTACATCAATAAACTTTCTTGCATCATCAATGGCTTGATTTAAATCAGTGGTAAATATCTGATCTACTTCTAAAGATGTGAGTTCTTTATCTATTAAATATTCCTCATCAGGTAATTTGATTAAATGACCTACGCCTATAGTCCAGTTATTGAGTGTGTCTTTGTAAGCAGTGTGTCTTATCCCCTCCGATAAAATGATATCCCTTTTAATTCTATCTATGTTCATTTCTTTCTCACCTTCTTAACCTTTGGTAATAGTTCCGTCATTACCTTACTAAGATCCTGCTGCAATACATTTAGATATCCAATATGTAAATCTAAACTGTTGCGTTCTGTGACCTCTGCCAGTTCTTCATTCGTCATAGTTAATCTTATCTGATTACCTACTTTAACGATCCTCATATGTAGATATTTTTATCCCATGATCCATTGTTCTTCAAGACCATAGGTGTAATGGCAGGGATGCCATCTGTAATCAAAGCGCAGCTAAGAATAGGTTTTGCTACATTAACTTTCATATATGCCATGCTTAAACTATCTTTATTCACTAGGCATCCTGTAGAGATACCCCAATTTAAAGCAAAATCATTAGCTACAAATTTGACCTCTGATACTGTGTGAAAGTGTCCTTGTACGCAGCACATACTCGTTTCTTTGACCGCTTTGGCTATATCTTTGGAAAACTGATGGGCGAAGCAAATTGTATTCTTATCTGTTTTAATAATGTGTTTGTCTTTCCATTCCCATTTCTTATTGACTTCTAAAATATCATTATAGGGTTTTATAAATCTCCTAGACATCTTACTAGCTACGGCTCTACGCAAGACTAAGCTGCCATGATTGCTTTCTAGTAAGGTCATTTTTGGAAATATCTTTTCTAGTCTTTTAATCCATGACTTAGTGACTTCTAATTCATCAAAGGCACTGGGTAGATCAGGATCAACACCATGAAAATTCTGTGAATGATAATCAGCTTCATCTCCAATATGAATGACTGTATCAGGTTTGTAATATTTATTGAGTTTAGCTAAGAACTCTATGCACTCAGGGTGACTGTAAGGAAAGTGAGTATCACCAATAACTAATATTTTTTTATGCGCCAACATCTGCTGCGTTTACACAAGCAAATCTGTATTTGCGAATATTGTATTCATCTAAGATTAACTTTAGATCAGTTCCTAAGATTTTACAATGTTCAAAGGATTGGGTTTTTTCATTAACAGAGATACAGACTGAATTGTAGCAAAAATATCCCACAAGGAATATTGCCTTTAAGGTCACTTGATGACACCAATTAATTTTACAAATCCAACTAAGATAGCAACCACTGTTCCAATGATGACTAAAACCTTTAATCCGCCTTTAGCCATATTGATTGATTTATCTAAATCCTCAATTTTAGTATTTGCGTTTTCTAAACCTTCTTGAAGGTGATCTATCTTTTCTTCCATGACTGTTAGTTTGGTAATAAGCACTTCTACCTTTTCACCAATCTCTAACTTTGTCATGTTAGCCATTATGCACCTAACTCGCCTAGTTTAA